GATCTTGCGCTTGACGTAGGTCATCTCCGGCAAGTCCAGGCACTCGTCCTTGGTGTACCGAATGGCAGGTTGTAGGGCTTGGAAGACGATGTTCGTGGCCGTGTCCTTGGGTACCCACCGATAGTTGGATACCTTGAGCATCACCATGTCCTTGAAGGATGAGAAGTACCGGGGCACACCGTTGGGATTGACCAACTTGGCGATGCCGTACGCATCCAGGGGTGACTGCGCAGCGGGGGTGCCCGTGAGCATCCACAGCCATGTGTCGGGCTTGAGCAGGGAGAGGAGCACCTTCCACCGCTTGGTCATGGCGTTCTTGTAGGCGTTGGCTTCATCGACAACGATCAGGTCGAACCCACCGTTGGCGATCTCGTCCTGCACGATCTCCACCCCGTCATAGTTGATGATGACGTATTCGGAGTCGCCGTTGAGTACGGCCCTGCGCTTGTCGGCACTGCCGTATGCGATGTCCACCGAGCGGTGCAAGGCGAACTTGAACAGGTCTGCACGCCACGCGCTGTCCATGATGGACAGGGGGCAGATCACCAGTACGCGCTTGATGCGGCCTTGCTTGAGCAGGTAGTCAGATGCCCAGATGACGCTGCCCGTCTTGCCCGTGCCTTGCTCGTTGAAGCAAAACGCACGGCGGTGCAGGGTGAGGAATGCAGCGGTGTCCTTCTGGTGGTCGAAGGGCTTGTGCTTCCCGGGCCAGTTGTAGTGCCCCAGGATGGGTGAGGGCACGTTCCTGATCTTGAGGTTCTTGAGAACTTGGGCCTCGTCCAGCCCCCACTTAACCAGTACTTGGTTATTGGGTAGTTCTTTGCTCTTAGGTATGACCGTGGTGACCCGTTGCGGATTGCGCAGGGTCAAGAGCAGTGCCTTGTTGTCGATGATGTCCAACTGATCTCACTCCAATGCGCCGCACCCTGGAAGCGGTCTTCCAGGGTGTTAGACGTTGGCGGTCAAGGGGAACAAGAGAGCCCTCAACCGGTTAGCCGTGCGCCGATCTCTTATCACGCACCGCGAGGGAGTAAGCCCGACCACCAACCAAGGCAATCTATCCCGCCACGCCCCCGGCGTCAAGCGGTCTTCTACTTCTTTTTTGCGTGCCCGTTGCGCGCACGGTTCTTGGACGGTGCCTCTAAGAAGTAACCGTCCTTGTTGCTACCGCCCTTGGCCAGAGCCACCTTGTGGGAGACATCCTTGCCGGTGCGGTCCACGCCCTTCTTGTCCAGTGTGCGCCGTGCACGCTGTCGCTCCATCCGGTCGGGGAGTTCACCCCGCTCCTGCTGTTGAGCGTACTCTTTCTTGTACGGCCTGGGCTTATTGACGTAGGGCATGGTCGCTACTCTTTGACTGGGGTGACCCCACGGGCATAGTCCAACGACTCGGCGTGCAGACGCATCTGGTCTGCCAACTTGTCGAACGCAGCGGCGTGGCGGCGTAGACTGCTCTGGGCGTCCTTGAACTTTTCGTAGTAGGCAAAACTGTGGTTGATGTGATGCCCCTCGACCCTACAAACATCCTGCGCCACTGATGCCACGACCTTCATCGCGCACGGTGCACAGAACAGCAGATCATCTTTACCTTTGCCGTACGTGTGGTAGGTGACACCAACATCGTTGACGTGCATTTGTTTATCGCACACACGGCAGGTTGCGGGGCCGCGATAAAAAGTGTCGGGAGTTAGGCTCATTATCCATTCCTTCCATTGTGAGGGCATGACAATACTACACAGTGTTTACGGCACAGTCCACTGGGCTTGGGGTTCCACACGTTGGTCTTGTATGCCAACTTCATCCGGTCGTGGTCTCGGATCCATTTCTGCCAGAGCACGGGTGCCTGCTCCAGTGAGTAGTTAGCCTTTGGGAAGGCGTTGGCTATCACGAACAGCAGCCCTGCCTTGACACGTTTTACATCAGGGAAGTGCTTGAACACGCACAAGGCCATGAGTTCCAACTGCCCGGTGTCCGCGTACTTCGCACTCTTGCCGGTCTTGTAGTCCACCACCCGGGCCTCACCCGTTTCGGTGTTGATGATCAGCAGGTCGGCGATGCCACGGAACCACACCTGCGGATCCCTGAACCCGCACGGCTCAAGGTTCTCGGTCAGCCCCATCTCAAACTCACAGTACTTGTCACCGGGAATCTTCTTGAGACTGTCGAGGGCACCCTTCACAAACTTGAAGTGCTCGGGCAGCGGCGTGCCATCACGGACGTACTCCTCGGCTGCGGTGTGGAACCGCTTGCCGTACAGCAGGTGCTCGGCGTTGTCATCCTCCTTGAAGTCCCGTGCCACCCGCAGGTGGTAAAACTTCTTCGGGCACTGTTCGAACAACTTGATCGAAGAGAAAGACCATGCGGGGATGTTCATTCCTCAATCCCCTCGCTCACAAGTTTTTCAATGATCCTCTTCTGGCGGTTCCAACGCTCTTCATCACTTAGGAGGTACAGCCCCTCACCAAACTTTGCAACCATTTCGTTTTGGAATTCTTCGGCAATCAGATCCTCAAGATCATCAAACCTTTCCCAAAACTTCTTCCAGTAAATTTCTTTTATCACTTCCTATCTTCCTTCTCCATGACCTTCAGCGCAGCGTGCGCCTCCGCTGCCCACTTGATTGTCATCAGGGCTTGCTCACGGGCCTCGATGTAGTTCTTCTCAAGCACCGCATCGTGCAGTGCCTTCAGTGCCTTCTCAGCCATCATGGCCGGATAGGCGTAGTCAATCACTTCAGCAGTCGCCATAACTTTTTCCCATTCCTGATTCACAGTTGACGGGCAGACCCTCTGCCCACGCGGGTACCCATCGCATGCTTTCTTCAACATACTCCTGGGCACGTTTGGCTTCAGCCTCCGGCACCACACAGGCGATGGCGTCATGCACCGTCATCACCACAGGGTACTTCTTCTGAATACGCAGCATCTGCTCGGCGATGATGCACCGGGCGATAGCCTGACAGACGTTCTCGATGACCTTGCCCCCGTAGATGCGGGTGCGGCCCTTGCGGGTCTGGTAGTGGAACTCCACGCCCTTCTCACCTTCCGAGAACTTCAGGTCGTCGTAGCGCATCAGCAGCCCCGAGGGCAACTTGATCGCGTTGTCGTTGGGCAGAATTTGCAACACCCCCGGGCGGCCCAGTTGTGCGGCGTCACCCCGTGACATGTTGACCAGTACGTTCTGAGCCTGACGCCACAGCCTCACGATGGCATCGTTTGTCCTGCGGTAGATGTCGATGATGCGGCGGCACTCATCCAAGTCCACCTCCACGCCCATGGTCTTGAGTTGAATCTGAAACTTAGCAGCGCCCATGCCGTAGCCTGCACCAAGCACCGTGGTCTTACCGATGAACCGCTCGGGCTTCTCGATCTCTTCCTCGGACTTGCCGTAGATCGCAGCAGCCATCTTCTTGTAGACATCCTTACCCTGAGCAAATGCCTCGACCAGATCATCTTGTCCTGCTAACCACGCAAGCACACGGGCCTCGATCTGTGAGGAGTCGGCGTCGATGATGATGTGACCCTCGGGTGCAAGGATCGCCTTCTTCAACTTGCCTGCGTTGTCTCCACGGCTCGGCAGGTTTTGCAGGTTGATCTTGTCGTCACCTCCCCACCGTCCGGTGTGTGCGGCGTAGTACCGGATCGGGACAGGCAAGGTGCCACGCTTGGCGATGTCGATGAACCGCTGCGTCCTTGTTTCTTCCAGTGTGCTCTTAGTCCCCAGGCGAGCAGCCACCAGGGCTTGCACCCTGTCGTCAGGATGTTCGGCCAGTGCAAGGAAGGCTTCGTCGTTCTTGGCAAACGCCAGGGTTTCTTTACCCGTGGTCGGACTGGTCTTCGTAGGCGGCTCGACACCAAACGTCTTGAGCAACTCAGCAAACTTCTGATTGCTCATCAGGTCTTCCTTCTCCACGCCGCACTCGGACAGCAACTTCTCCTTGCGCATGCGGGTCTCGGCCAAGTGTTGCTCAAGACGCAACAGATCCAACTCCAACTTCGGCTCGATGAACATGCGCAGGGTCGTGTCGATGACACGCAACTCCTGCTTCGGGAACTGTCGCACCATGCGGTTGAACAACTTGTAGGTCAACTCCACGTCGTTGATGCAGTAGTCACCGTACCGTGAAAGTTCTTCGTCAGTGAAGTGCAAGCGGCGCTTGCCCAGGGCGTTCAGAACCTCCGTGCCTTTCTCGCCCAGGTTGTATCGCTCGGCCAGAGCCTTGAGAGACCCACTGACCTCCACGCCATGTACAGCACGGCCCATGCACAGAGTGTCAAGCCACACGCGAGGACGAACACCAAACCGCCAGTTAAGGATAGCGCCGTCGAACATGGTGTTGTGCGCCAAGACCATGGCGTTGTCCCAGTTGAACGAACTCCTAAGCCAAGATCGCATGTCTTCATGAGTGCCACTCGCCCACTGGGTTTCGCCGTTGTCCACCTTCACGCCAACACCGATGACCTCAAACAAGTCACTGCGCACATACTCTTCCGTGGTGATCTTGGATAGTGAGTAGTCGCGGTCGTAGTAGGTCTCAAAGTCAAGGGTGATCAGTTGCACGTGCTCTCTCCGTTTCGGTTTCAATCAACTTGTCGATGTAATGTCGAGCCTTCTTCAGGTCTTCTATTCCGTTCTTGTGTCGCCACCTGCTGAGGTACTTGACAGCATTGCCATCCAAGTAGCCAAGCCCCCAGTCGAGGATGACATCCCAGGTTTCGTATTTGAATTGTTTGTAGTGGTCACCCGCGACTTGCGTATCGTTTGCTCGTGACGGTGTGGGTTGTTGTGCAACCCCAGTCTCAGGTCTTCCGGTGTCCCAAGGGTTGTGAATCTTTGTTTGCACTGTGAGCATTCATATCTCCTTCTCTTCAAGCCATTTGCGGCTCTTCGGGTTTCAAGGGCGTGGGCATTGCTGCCACATTCAGGGCACTGCATCTAATTAACTCCATGATCTTGATCTGCTTCTTCTTGGCGCGGTAGGCAACCTGACGTTCAGCCTGTGTCTTCTTTTGACGTGGCTTATCTTTACCCTCACCAAGTTTGTAGATTTTCGCTAGATCGCGGCCACGCACATCCTTCTCCCACCCGGCGATGTGGGCAGCGCCTGCCCTGTGAAGTTCCCGTGTGTACTGAAGCACGGTCACGTAGTGCAGTCCTGTCATCTCGGCCAGTTCGGTGCAGGTGTACGTACCCTCAAGCAACAACTTAATCAGTTGCGCTTGCAGGATGGCGTTGATCTTGATCTGTCGTTTGCCCTTGGGGTTGGGCGGCTGTGTGTAGGTCATTGAGGTAGTCGTTGATTTCTTTTGCGAGGCGGTCACCATCCTGACTGACTCGACCCTCGGGCGTCACGGTGTCCACGCGGCGTAGCAACGCATGACATTTCTTCAGTAGTTCGATGTGCCTCATTGCCGACTCTCTATGTTCTTCAATCGCTCTCCAATGGCCGCAGCCTCTTCATCAGACAACTCTCTGGAGTTCTCAAACAGCGTGCCGTCTTCCATCATCTGCTTGATCTGAGCAAGCATCGCGTCAAGTTCTTCCTGCGTGCCATCGAAGTTGTCAAAGGCACCGGGTGCGATTTCAAGTTTCAGTTTCTTGTCGGTCATTTCTTTTCCTCAGTTGAATTAGTTCTTCCAACATCCGCTCCATCTGATCTGCGGCGTGTAGGTGGAACGGACTGATGGGGATGTTGCGTGCGAGGCTTCTCATCATGTCAATGGTCACCCGCACCGATCTCTCAGACACCTCTCGCTTTTCCTTGGGTTCCTTAGCCGCCTGTATCTGCGCCAGTATCTCGGCCCCCCGCTTGCGGTGATACTCACGCTCTTCCTTGGTCTGCTTGGGCTTCTGGTTCGCGTTGTGGTCGCCGCTCACGTCACTCCCCCTTTAGAAACAAAACACCGCCGTCTACGTCCTCACCTGTTTGGTACCGCACCGAATCTAAGGCGTAGCCTGTATCTTCATCTCCGATAATGATCATTAGAGGCGTATCTGGGGGTATGCCTTTGAGCAAGGCAAGCAGTTCTTCAACAGTCATTTCGTCCCCCTTGCGCTAACAAACTCTTTGAGATGCAACAGCGCGTGGTCGTAGCCTTCGGAAAACATGGGGTGACGCTCGCGCTCCATGCCCATGAGTTCGTCAATCGTGTCGAGCACCGCCTCGCGCTCTCGTTCAGCCACCAGTCGGGCAAAGTGTTCAAACGAAGCGATGCCCGTGCTAGAAGCGACCAGGAAGTGACGGTCAATGTAGGCGTGCGCTTTGTTTGCCAGTTCAATGATTTCTTCACGATCCATGTCTGTCCTTCCACCATGCTTCAAAGAAGCCCCAGATGACGCCGCCGACGGCACTGCCGATGATGATGCTGATGATGGTTCCAAACAGGAACCCCGGAGAGATTTCGCAGTTCATACCATCCCCCACAAATAACTGATCAACACCGCCACTGCCACGAACGGCCCGAGAAAGATCACAAGCAGGATGGACACCGCCCAGGCCAGGGCGAACAAGTCACCCAACCACTTCATGTCAGCCACCCTGCCCAGTGCAGGAAATACACCAGGGAGAAGAACAGGAAGCCCAGTGCCATCAGCATGGCGATGAGCCACCCCAACTCCTCCATGCCGTCGTCTTCGTAGCGTTGCATGGTGCACCTCACTGCGGGATCGGATAGACCAGGGTCTCGGGCGTGTACAACTTGGCAGTGGGCTTGCCCTCAGCGAACAACTGAATGGCACGCTGCACCTTCTTTGTGGTGTGCACCCGCTCTTGTCCGATCCAGGCGCGGCCACCCTCGCTGATCAGGTACTCACGCAGCCGGATCGCGGCGTTCTCAGATGCACCGTTGATCTCACCCTTGTGCATGATCTCGGCAAACCGCTTGATGATCTCGTACGGCACACCCGCCTCCAGGGCGCAGAAGTACGATGCCACGATGCCTGAACTTGTCAGGTTGCGCTTCTTCACCAGGGCCAGCGCCTGTGCGTACTGAAGGTTCTGCTCGTAGCGTGCGGCGTAGTCCACGATCTCGGGCACTGACCGGGGCTTGCTGTCGTCGCCCATGCCGTTGAGGATGAAGCGCACCATCGCCACGATGTCCCGGTCAATCCAACCCGGCCCACCACCGATACGGATCGCATCATGTGTGAGGCGAGGGGCGTTCTGATCAATGACCTGTCCGGCGTTGCGCGGGATCCCGTGGGTTACTACAAACTTCACCGGCACGTCTGCACGAACCACTGCGTGCAGGCGGTGTTGTCCATCGGCCAGGGTGCCGTCGTCGTAGAAACCAATCCCTTGGTGGGTTGTTTCCCAGTTGCCCTCCTTCATGTCTCGGGCGTATTTCGATACGGTCTCATCCCGCAGGTTGCGGTTGAGGGTGTTCTTCTTGAGCCACGCACGGGCGGTGGCGGGGGTGACGTTCACGATGCTTGTATGTAGAGCCATGATGGCTTCTCCTTGAAAGTTAGAAAGGTGCCTCGGGCCACGGGGCTTTCGGCGTTACCACTGATTTAGGTCTCTTGGGTTTCGGTTGCTTCGGTTGCTTATACGGTTGACCCTTCCACGTTGGGAAAGGCCAGACCATCGGAGGCTGTTCTAGTGCAGCCCTGTCTTTTTTTGCACGTACGTTGCGAGTAGCCATTTGTCCCCCAGTCGGTGAACGGATCGCGCCCACTCTCGTTGGTTTCTACGGTTGACCTCGATGGGTGCGTGATCCGCATTCCACAG